CAAGTAAAAAGAAATAGGTCTTATAACTTTAAATAATAAAAATATGATTGATAATTTAGGATACCAATCCCAGATAAGTCATTTTCCTAGGCAGAAAAAGACTGATTCTCAGAAAACTAAAGACTGGTATAAACAGTGTGTAAATGCGGGTATTTCTCTAATTAATTATGATATAGAGAATGGTTTGCGTTCATCTAGAAGAAATAGGATTAATAATTTTAATTTAGTTTCTAATATAGTAGATCCTTATGAAGTACAACAGGTGATTAATCCTTGGGGTATAGAATATGGTAAAATAGCGGCTAATTATAGGAATTGTCCGTTAATGAATTCCTATATGAATGTGTTGCTTGGAGAGGAGCGAAAAAGATTTTTTAATCCTATAGTAACTGTTATTAATAGTGATGCTGTTAGTAGTAAACAAGAATATATTAATAATCAAGTAGATGAATTTTTATTTACTCAAGCTATTACTCCAGATATGGGAGAACAGGAAATTCAGCAGGAGTTAGAAAAATTAGATAAATGGGGAAAGTTTACTTATAAGGATAGACGAGAACGCATGGCTTCTCATATAATTGACTATATATTCAGAACTCAAGAGCTTGAACAAGAATTTAGTAGAGGGTTTGAGGATCTTTTAATAGGCGGAGATGAGATTTATATTACTGATATAGAAGCTAACGAACCTATACTCAGAAAAGGTAATTCTGTTAATATGGCTACTTTAAGATCTGGGGATTCTATTAAAATAGAGGAATCAGATATTATAGTAGAGGATTCTTATTTACCAGTAGGTAGAGTGATAGATAAATATTATGAAGATTTATCTTCTAAAGATATTGATTTGTTGGAGAAAGGGGAACATTATCAAAGATCAGGTAAGGGTTTTATGGGTAACCAACTTACTCATAGTACAGAGTTTACTATAGACGATTACGTACAGGCAGAAGGTATTGGTAATGTGATTGTAGGAGCTAATAGATATGAAACATTTGCTTATGGTAGAGCTTTTGATGAAGAAGGTAATGTAAGAGTTAGTAGAGTAGTGTGGAAAGGTATGCGTAAAATAGGTATACTTAGATATATTGATGATCAAGGAGATCTTCAAGAAATTGTAGTAGATGAACATTATAAAGCAGATAAGGACAATGGAGAACAAGTAGAGTGGTTGTGGATTAGTGAATATCATGAGGGAACCATGATTGGTAATGAGATTCTAGTTAAAGCTCAGCCTAGGCCTATACAATACAGATCTATGGATAATTTATCTAAATGTCATCCAGGTATTGTAGGAACTATTACTAATTATGGGGACAGACAAGCTTTATCTTTCGTAGATGTGGCTAAACCTTATCAATTATTGTTTAATGCTGTTATGGCCCGTCTAGAATTAGCTATGGCTAAAGATAAGGGTAAAATAGGTAGAGTAGACCTGTCTATGATTCCAGATGGTTGGAATATGGATCAATGGTTATATTATGCTGAGACTATGGGATGGGCTGTAACAGATTCCTTTAATGAAGGACAAAAAGGAGCTGCTACTGGCAAGCTTGCTGGGACTATGAATCAAAATTCTTTAGCTATTGATCTAGAACAAGGTAGATTTATACAACAGCAGATCATTATATTACAATTTTTAGAAAGGATGATGGGGCAGCTGGTAGGAGTAACTCCCCAAAGAATGGGGGCTATAGAAAATAGAGAAACAGTTGGCGGAGTCGAAAGATCTGTTATACAATCTTCTCATATTACGGAAAAATGGTTTTCTATACATGATAATACTAAAGTACGGGCTTTAAAAGCTATATTAGAGACTGCTAAAGTAGCTTGGAAGAGTAAATCTTTTAAGAGGGCTTATGTATTAGATGATGGATCTCAGGCAATTTTAGATTTTGAATGGGAAATATTTAATGAAGCTGAATATGGTATAGATATTTCTACTGCTTCAGAAGACCAAGAAATGGTCAATACTCTTAAATCTCTTGCTCAGCCTTTAGTACAAAATGGAGCTCCTCTTAGTATGATAGCTGAGATCTACAAGACTAAAGATCCTGCATCTTTACAACGTAAGATCGAAGATTATGAACAAAAACTTCAAGAAAGACAACAGAGACAGTTAGAAGCTGAGCAGCAACAAGCACAAGCTCAATTACAGCAGGAACAGCAGCAAGAGCAAGCTAAACTTAATTTAGATAAGTATAAAATAGATGCAGATAATGAGACTAAATTAATGATAGCTAAGTCCCAATATGAATCTGCTCAGGAAGACGCTGATAAAGAGATACAACGTAGAAAACTTGAGATAGAATCTGAGGATAAAGATCAAAAAATTGAAATTGATCGTCAGAAATTAGAAGAAACTATAAGACATAATAAAGCTACAGAGAAACTTAATAAATCTAAAAAACAATAAATAATTATGGCAAAATTAACACAAGAAGTAGTAGATCAACTTAATCTACAAATACAAATAGAATTAGAATCTGCTTTTATTTATAAAGCCCTCTCTCAGTGGTGTTCTGAGAGAGGCTACACTAATAGTAGTAAATTATTTTATGAGCAGCAACTAGAAGAGCAAAAACATGCTGATAAAATTCTTAAGTATATAGATAATAGAAATATGAGTGCAGAAATTCCTGAAATATCTAAACCTGACATGGAATTATTAACTCTAGTAGATGTGTACAAGGAGGCTTTCAAGCATGAAGTTTATGTTACACACACATATAATGAATTATGTGACTATTTAATTAGTATTAAGGATTATATTACTTTTAATCTAGCTCAGTGGTTTGCTAACGAACAAATAGAAGAAGAAGGTTATTTTATGCCGTTATTAGACCAAGTAATTCAAATGGGAGACACTAATACTGGATTAATGTTATTTGATAAAGAATTAGAAATTTAAACTTTTTAGCTATATTTAATCTAATAAATTATTATAGATATTTGGTAGTAAAATTTTAAGTAACTATATTTGTAACGCCTAAAAAAATAATTATGAGTGAAGATAGTATATTAAACATGGATTTTGGAGAGCTTATGAATAATACTGGAGGAGATCCGGGAGCTCAGAAACCCGAAGAGGGTAGTAATAATGAAAGTAAGGAGTCAAATATACCTAATATAGGTTCATCTGACGACGTAAATTCTTTTTTAGCTGACCAACTTAATGATGATTCTGCTGACAAAGAAGAAAATAATACAAATAATACTAGTGACGAGAGTAACGAAAATGAAGAATCTGATAAAACAGAAAGAGGTGAAAACGAAAACACAGATGAAAGCCCTGCTTCAACTAACAATACTGATGATACCTCTTCTGATCCATTTACTCTTATCTTTGCTAGGCACCAGTTGGAGCAGGGTAACATCTCTTCTTTAGATGAAGAGGAGCTTAAAAAACAAATTGATGAAAATGGTGAGGATGGAGCGTTAACTTGGCTTATGAACCAAGAGCTCGAATCTAGAACTAGTTCTGCTAAGGATGAATATGATAAATATGCTAAGGAGTATGCTGAACTTAGAGAAGTTGGTATAGATCCAGAAACTGCTCAGAATATGACATACAACCATGAAGTTATAGATAATATTTCTGAAGAGCAGGTTGAGGCAGAAGATTCAGAAGATTTGAGAAAAGAGATTTTATCCCAACATTTTAAAGCTACTACTAATTTTTCAGATGATAGGATAAATAAATTAGTTAAACGTAGTATTGATTTAGGTGAAGATGTAGACGATGCTAAATCAGCATTAACTGAACTTAAAGATATATATAAACAAAATGCAGATAAAGCAAAAGAAGAAGCTAAAAATGCTGAATTACAGAGACAAGAACAACTTCAGAATAGTTTAAAATCTTTAAAAGATAAGATTGATGGCACTGATGAAATTCTGAAAGGTAGAAAGATAAATAAACAGACTAAGAGTAAGATAGAACAAATGCTTACTAAGCCTGTTAAAACTAATGATAGAGGACAAGCTTTAAATGCTATATGGGCAGAACGAGAAAAAGATCCTATATCATTTGATACTAAAGTAGCTTATTTTATGTCAATGGGATTATTTGATGGTAAAGCTGATGTGTTTGATAAAAACGCTAAAACAAAAGCTACTCAATCTTTGAAAGAAGTTCTTAATTCTAGAGGCAGTAATTATATAGGAGGCAAAGCTCCTACAGCAGGAGGTAATTCTAGAGATCTTAGTGATAATATGTTAAAAAGTATGAAGAAACTGTTTTAAATTCAAAATAAATTATGGATAAAATTAGTAAATTGCAAATTGTAGAGCCTAAGTATTGGTCAGGTTTGACGAGAGAGTCTCACTTGGGATGGTTGGGCATGTTGGAGCCTGAATATGTATCTAAAGTAGTAGACAGGCTATACGAAGTTAATTATGGAGCTGACAATATTGTTAGTTTAATTGAACAGTTTCCTGTTCACTATCTTGATGATGATGTACCTTATCAGTGGTATTTACAAGGTTCTGACGAACGTAATATTCCACTTATTAAGGCTTCTTTAGTTGAAAGTGGTACTGCTCTAGACGGAACAGATAAACCTGGTGTAGGAAGATCTCAGTTTTATATGTGGTTCCCAGAGAGATATTTTGAAGCTACTTCTGTTATTGTAGGTCATTATCCTGAGGATTATATCCTAAGGGTAACTGAAGATCCTGTTGCAGAAGGAGATAGT